CCTGAAAGGAAAGGCGCGAGATGATATCACATGAAGACGTGGCAAAGTTGCGGCGATTTGTTGCAGAGCCAACGCAGGCGATTTACACTGACACCGATTTGGTTTGTTTGATAGAAGAAACAGCGGTTGCGGATGTCAGTGGGAATGACCCGAACAGCGATGGCTGGATTCCCACTTATGATTTGTTCAAGGCAGCGTCAGATATTTGGCTTGAAAAGGCAAGCGCAGTGGCTGACGAATTTGACTTCAGCTCCGATGGCGGCACTTTCCACCGCTCCCAGAAAGTTGACATGTATGTCAGGCAATCGAACTATTACAAAAGTCGCTCAAAGGCGACATCGCTGATGATGAAGCAGCGACCGTTGGAGCGATTGACGGGTGGCGGATGGGAAGACTTGCCTTACAAAGACGAGATTGACGAGTACGAAAAGAACCTGACATGACACCGAATATTTGGTCTGAAGCGGATAAAGCGAAAATGCGTGAAGCGGCGGTAAACCACATGGACGATGTGGGCTATCGCAAAGTGTGGAGCGTAACCATTGACGAATATGGGTCTGATATTAGTGACTGGGTTGAAGCAGCAACGCCAACGCCTTGTGGAATAGAAACGCATGAAGGCAAGGAAGTAAAAGGCGTATTACCTGAAACGACCTTTGAAATAACAGTGCGTGTGCCGCAAGATTTCTTTATCGAGGAAACAGACCGCTTTTTGATTACGCAATTCCGTGGTGATCCGGTGGAATGGGAGTATGAATTAACTACTCCTATTCAGCATGGAATTAGTGCTGCACGATTCAGGGCACGAAAGATAGTGAACTGATGGAACTGAAGATAGATTTGGACACGAGCGCAGTAGAACGCAAATTGAACCGCATTGACAAAGGAATCAGGTCGAAAGTGTCACAAGATGCACTAGTAGCGGCTGGTGAAGTATTTGTAGCCCATGCGATTATAAACGCACGAGGTAAGCTGCGGCAATTGACTGGCAATCTATTCAATTCAATTCAAGTTTATGATCCAACGCCTACCCAGTGTGAGGTTGGATCACGCGGAGTAATCTATGCCGCCATTCATGAATTCGGAGGCACCATAAAAAAGAAACGAGCACGAGCTTTATTTTGGGAGGGTGAAGACGGTAAATTGAGGCAGGCACAGGAAGTGACAATTCCGGAGCGTGCTTATTTACGACCGGCATTTGATGAGAATAAAACAGAGGCGTTGAACGCTATGGCGCATGTGATAAAGGAAGTATTGGAATGAGGATAGAAGAGGCATTATGCACTTATTTAGTTGCTAACAACGATATAGCAACTGCAGTTGGAACGCGTGTATATTCCTTCCACAGTCCGCAAAAGGCAGTATTGCCGTTTATCACTTATCGTAGAATAAGCACTGAAAGATTATTGACCCACGATCAAACTGAGCAAGGACTTGCAAGCCCGAGATTCCAGTTTGATATAAGGGCGAAAACGTTTGCGAGCGGGCTTGATACGGTAGAAGCCTTGCGTAAAGCCTTGCAGGGCTATAAAGGGACTATGGGAGGTGTCGGTGGTGTTGGAGTAGGTGCGGCTTTGCCAGCACTGGAACAGCACGATGACGAACCCGATTCCGATAATTACAGAATAACGGTTGATTATATTATCAGCCATCAAGAGGAGTAAAGATGACTAAATATTCAGCATTTGGAACGGCTTTGCTGGTAGATGGGTCTGAGATTGCGCAAGTGACCACAATATCCGGACCCGGAATCACAGCTGATACCGTTGACGTAACAACGCATGATAGCGCTGATGGATGGGAGGAAGTGACAGTTACTATCCTTCGATCAGGCGAATTGACACTGGAACTGGTGTATGATCCGACTGAGCATACCGGACTACTTGCGTTGTTAGAGAGCACAGAACCAGAGGAATTTGAGCTGCAATTCCCGGATTCAGCAAATACAGCCTTTGCGTTTGATGCGTATGTCACAAATTTTGAGCCGAGTGCGCCAGTTGATGGGGCGTTGACGGCAACAATGACAATCAAAATAACAGGTGTGCCAGATTTGGCAACAACCTATAGCCCTTAATTGGAGGAGTAAAATGGCGAAATATTCAGCTTATGGAACTAAATTACTGCGACTCGCAGTAGAAATCGCACAGGTTACGAGTATATCCGGACCCGGAATTACGCTTGATACGGTTGATGTAACTGAGCACGATGGCTTTGGCTGGGAAGAGGTTGTTCCTACCATTTTGCGATCTGGCGAAGTTACACTTGAAATCGCTTATGATCCTGGCGCTTCAACCCACAAGCATGCAACCGGAGGTTTGTTATACGATTTGGCTCAGCGTGCGAAAACAACTTATACCCTGACCTTCCCTTCTACCCCAGCGGTGTCATGGACGTTTAGCGCTTACGTTGTAGGATTTGAACCTTCCATGCCAGTTGATGGGGCGTTAACAGCAACTGTAACGCTAAAAATAACAGGGAAGCCAACATTAGCATAGGAGCGATATGACAAAAACCACAATCTTGACAAAAGAGCTTATTCTACAAGCAAAGGACTTGCCTATTGAATTGGTGGAAGTGCCGGAATGGGGCGGATCGGTTTATGTTCGCGGGTTGACTGGAGCGGAGCGAGATTCCTTTGAAGCGGGCATTGTTCAGCTGAAAGGCAAAAGCCAGACTGTGAACATGAAAAATGTCAGAGCGAAGCTGCTCCAATTAACCATTGTCGATGAAAACGGTAACCGTCTGTTCAACGTAGAAGAGATTGCTTCAATTGGCGCAAAATCGGCGATGGCATTAGAACGGTTGTTCAATGTCGCCAGCCGATTAAGTGGGATCACCCCAGAAGACGCGGAGGAACTGGCAAAAAACTCAGAGAGCGACCAGAGCGGCGATTTTACTTCCGATTAGCCCGTGAACTGGGCATGACGGTAGAAGAGCTGCTTGGTCGCATAAGCAGTAGAGAGTTATCTGAATGGATGGAGTTTACAAACTTGAACCATTCGGGCATGAAATAGAAGTTTTTGGGGCGGCGCAGACATCCGCCACAATGGTTAACATCAGCCGGAAGAAAGGCACGAAACCAGTGAGCGCAAAAGAGTTTTACCCAAAATTGGAAGGCGGTGAATCTGAATTGCAAGGCGCAATGAGTTTCGTGTCTTCTATCATGACAATGGCAGGTGATTGAAATGGCAACATTAGGCGCATTAACAGCGATATTACAACTAAAAAACAATCAATTTCTGAAGGGCATATCAGAATCTGTTAGTGCCATTGACGGTTTGAGCAAAAAAGCAAGTGCTGCTGGGAAAATCTCCGGTGCAATCGGTACAGTGGGTGCAGTGGGGTTAGGCACGTTTGCAGGTGCGGCTACGGTTGCGGTTGGCAGTATCGCAGCGGTAACAAAAGGCTTAACCGATATGGCAATGGAAGCGCAAGCAATGCCAGCGGTTGAAAGTGCGTTTGACGGACTTGCCGCGTCATTCGGAACAAGCGGGCAAACAATGCTGAAATCACTTCAAGAAGGTTCTAATGGGATGATTTCAAACATGGATTTGATGAAGTCGTTTAACTTGGGAGCGCAATTGGTAGGGCGTGACTTTGCCGAAACACTGCCGGACGCTTTTGGTTATTTGGGTAAAGTATCCGCCTCGACTGGTGAGAGCATGGGTTACATGTTAGACAGTCTTGTAAAGGGTGTCGGGCGCTTATCTCCCATGATTCTGGATAATCTCGGAATTCAGGTAAGTCTTACAGAGGCGTATGACGAATGGGCACTAACAAATGGCAGAACCGTAGAATCAATGACGAAGTCAGAACAGCAAGCAGCGGTTATGGCAAAGACAATGGCATTGCTTGCTGAAAACACTGCTGCAATGCCGGACATTGCCGACCTTGCCAGTACGAAGATCGCGGGATTTAAAACCACAATTACGAATCTGAAAAACGAGCTTGGAGTGGCATTTCTGCCAGTACTTACTGATTTCTTGGGTACGCTTGGGGGACTTGCGCAAGCTGCTTTACCTTCACTGATTCCGATGGTAAAGCTGCTTGGAGGCGGTTTGACGAAACTATCAGACGTATTAACGCCAGTGCTAAAAGATTTCTCTGGATTTGTATCGGGCATTGGAAATGTGGCAAAGGCTTTTCAAGAGGGCGATATAACAGGCGCAAGTTTGTTGGCGTCAATTGCAATTGGTCAGCTTGGAAAGAATCTGGGTAAGAGCGCAAAGACGTTTATCGAAACGGGCACGAGTATGGTGATGGGATTAGTGGAAGGTATTGCTGGAGCGATTCCCATGCTCATGCAGGTTGCAACCGGATTGGTTGATACGCTTTTAAGTTCGTTTGCGGATAACATCACTGAAATGATGTCGATAGGGTTTGAGATTGTATCTAACCTTATAAATGGTATTGCCGCAGCTATGCCGATGATATTAGAGCATGCAGCTAATATTCTGGTAGGCTTTATTCAGGGCATAATTGAAGGTTTGCCCATGCTTATCGAAGCAGGAATAAACATGATTTCAGGGATTGTTGAAGGGCTTTTAGCTGCATTGCCAATACTGATTCAAGCGGCACCGGCTTTGATTCTTGGATTGGTAGAAGGGTTACTGCAAGGAATCAACGCCATGCTTGAAGCAGGCAGTGATATTGTCGCCATGTTATCGGAAGGGCTTACGATTGCAATTCCGCTTTTAGCAGAGGCGGCGGTTGCCATAGTGCTTGGATTGGTAAATATGATTGTGAATAATCTACCGATGATAATTGAATCGGCGGTACAACTTGTCCTCGCACTGGTTGATGGAATACTCGCGAATCTGCCATTATTATTAGATGCAGCTTGGCAGATTGTATCTGGCATTGCAATTGGCTTGTATGAATCAAGAGGCGAAATTCTAACAGCCGGAAAGAGTATAGCAACCTCACTATTTGATGGGATTGTCAGCTTGCTTGCTAAGCTGGTTGGCGCAGGCGGTCAATTGGTAACAGCGGTTGTCTCTGGAATATCGAACGGGATTTCACCCGTAATCGCTGCTGCAAGCAATGTTATAACGAACGTTATAACTACCATTAAGGGATATTTGAGCAATCTTACAGCTGCTGGCAATGAAATAATCACAGCCTTTAAGGGCGGTTTTGCTAATGGAATGGTAGCAGTCTTTCAGCTTGCCACAAGTATTGGGTTAGGAATTATCAACACAATTAAAGGGTTTGTAGGTGATCTGATTGGTGTTGGTGGCGACTTGATCGCAGGGCTTGCGCAAGGCATTACAGGCAGGCTGCAGAGTTTGCTAACAACTGTTAGCGACTTAGTCGGTAACATTGTTGACAAAGTTAAAGAATTATTTGGAGTTGGCTCACCTTCCAAAGTGTTCATGAAGATTGGTGAAGACTTGAACAGGGGGCTTGCTCTTGGTATCAAGCAAAGTACGCATTTACCAGAACGGGAGATTGCCTACGACTTCAATACACTGGAAGCGGAAATACCGACTTACACTCAAAACAACTATACGCTGAACATGCCGACAACGGCAGATTCAAGCAACGTACAAATGGCATTTAGAATGATGGAGGCACTTGGCTAATGGCGTTGACCAACATGGAGTTTTACATAATCGTACCGCAAGCAGGCGAGAATCTGGTTAAAAATCCGCGGGCAGTGCGGTCGCTCACAGGATACACTTCACGCGGCGGCGCAGGTATAACTATTGACGACACTCATGTTCGACGTGGTTCGCAGTGTATCCGTGTAGGCGGACAAACAGGCGAGAGCGGTGTATTCTACAGTCCCTTTACACTGGAATCGGGTAAAACCTACACTTTCTCAGTAGACGTGTTTGCGCCAGCAGGGCTTGGTATGGCACTCGAAATCGGGAATGTTGCCGGTACAGTAACTGACGTACGCAAAGAGTTCACAGCAACCGGAAACTGGCAACGAGTAGAGGTTAGCTATCAAAAACCGGTAGGCAGTTCTTCTACGAATCGGCGAATATCTGTCTTGAAGAAAGCAAGCCCCTCAGCAGAGGTGTTTTGGGTTGACGGATTCCAGTTTGAAGAGGGCGATAAGGCAACTACTTTCATAATGGGCTATGAAAAAGGGCTCGGTTACATTGATAATAATCGCGAGTACTGGTGGGACGGTCTCCCGTACGCAAGCAGCTCAAAACGCTCCGAGTACACGCGGCATGGTGGGCGATTGGTACGGGTAAAGGATTATGCTCGCATTATCTCGACACTGGGACTGGGGCAAGCACCCTATAATCAAGTGACCACTCCGATTGTGACTGGCGGCGAGATATATCAGCGGCACTTCAGACAATCGCGCGACTGGGGCTTGGTGCTCGTATATAACGGGAATACCATCGACGAGATGATGAAGAATCGGGCTGCGTTGCTCGACGCAATTCGACCGGATAAAACTCCCTACGACCAGCCACTGGTTGTCAGAGCACAGGGCTTTGATGATGATGGCAATGAAGTAAGCGACCCGATTGATATTGTTTCAATTCCGATAACCAGTCATACCGATTTGCCGCAAACATCCGTTTATCAAAAAGACTTGCTGATGTTTAGGGCGCTTGATGGGCATTTACAAGGAGCGTTCAAGAATGGCAGCACGCTTGACTACAAAGTGGAATATCAGGGCGATTATTTGCTTAGACAAGACCCAAGCGGTAGATGGGTAGACCTGAACGATAACAACTGGATGGCTGGGGTTGTGGGCGGTATGGTGCTAACCATAAAAGAAGCCCCGAATGGCGATATTTATATCGGCGGACACTTTACAAGCGTCAATAACGGCGAAACAACCGTTCAAAATTCCGGAGGAATTGCCAGATTTAGCAAAGCAAACCAGATGTGGGAAGCAGTAGGAAACGCTAATCTTATACACCACGTATTTTGCATGGAGTTTGATGCTAATGGCAATCTGTATGTTGGCGGTAATTTCCAAAATCTTGCCGGAATAGCAAACGCCGATTATTTTGCAAAGTACAATCCGACAACTAACACTTGGAGCGCATTAGGAAGTGGAATAGATGGAGCGGTTTATTCTATTGCAATATCACCTGATGGCGTTATTTATATCGGTGGCAGGTTTACTTCAGCAAGCGGCAATTCTAATTGTAAGGGCGTTGCCCGTTGGGGTGGCAGCGCATGGCAACCGTTAGCAAGCGGATTAAATGATATTGTACTCGCCCTCAAATTCCGCCCGAACGGACACTTGCTTATCGGCGGTGATTTTACAGCCGCAGGTGGTTTAGGCGGTGCAAATTATATCTGTTATTGGTATAACGGAGCGTTTCACGCCTTCGGACAATTCGGGGTTATGCCGCCTAACAATGCCGTTTATGCCATTGATGTAACACCAGACGGAACGATTGTTATCGGTGGCGCGTTTACAAATGCAGGTGGCGACCCGAACGCTGATTATATTGCTAAATGGAACGGAGCTAACTGGCAAAGCATAGGCGGTGCTGGGGCTGATGACGTGGTGCGCAGGGTTTTTTGTACAAGCGATGGCGCAATTTATATTGCGGGAGAGTTTACTAAGATTGGCGATGTTATCCTTGCGGATCAGGTGGCAATGTTCAAAAATGGAGCGTGGCAATCGCTCGAAATTGATTTGCCCGGAAGCGCTTCCATTACTTCAATTTTAGAGGCAACCGATAAATCGCTTTATCTCGGCGGCGCTTTTGCTGGGATGGCAAGCGCTCCTAATCCGGGCGAAATCGAGTACAAGATTACCGCGTCAAGTGGCAGTGCAAACGCTTATCCGGAGTTTACGGTTATTGGACCGGGAAAACTCGATTCGATAACCAACCATACCACTGGCAGGCGCATTCAATTCAACGGGCTTACGCTGCTCCAGGGCGAGGAGATTTGGATCAACCTTGACCCGACAAACCTTATTATGCGGTCAAGCTGGAAGGACAGAGGGAGCGTGTGGCGGTACATGAATGCTGGATCAGATGTCGGCGATTGGTATATCAAGCCGGGCAAAAACTCAATCGGCGTGTTCATTCCGGAAGGCTATGATATAGCCACGACAAGAGCATTTGTGCAATGGATTCCGAAGTTTTGGAGTCTGGATGGGGCGGTATACGAATGAGATACCAAATAGATCGATATACACCGGACAGCGTAAGGCTAAGCACGATTGAAGCGGTGCATAAACTGCAATACACGAAAACACGAAATGCTATCGGGGCATTACAGTTCGAAATGCCTATGCGGCTCTACAATCCTTCCGACTGGCAAGTGGGGCAAGTTCTTGAATTATGGCGTGAAAAGAATGGCACGCTTGCCCTGCAGAACGAAAGTTTTTACATTTTGCAGGATTGGGACTTGTACAACGAATCTGGGCAACACATGGTGCGGTTGTATGCGCTTGATGGGAATGTATTGCTGAGCCAACGGATTGTGGCTTCGGAAGCAGGTAGTGCAAGGGCGGAGTTCGAAGGCAAAGCTGATGATATTATGAAGAAGATTGTGCGCAACGAAATGGGCGCAAATGCCGATACGACAAGGCAGATTCCGGGCTTGACCGTGCAATCTGATGTGGGGCAATCTATTCAGACTACGAAAGGCTGCGCATGGCAAAGCGTCTTGAAAACATGTCAGGAATTAGCCAACAGCGCAACCGAAAAAGGAACGCACACCAGTTTCGATGTTGTACGAACCGGTGTTAACCAATTTAAGTTTAGGACTTATGTTGGGCAAAGGGGTGTTGACCATACCAGAACTTCTGGTGATGTTAGGCTTGTTGGTGAAAACTATGGCAACCTTGAAAATGCCATATTGAGCACAATTCACAGTGAAGAAGTCAATTATGTTTACGCAGGCGGACAGGGGGAAGGTGAAGCACGGGTTATCAAGGAAGTATCAGACCCTGCCAGAATAAGCAATGGCTTTCCCTTCAACCGGAAGGAATATTTTAGAGACTCGCGCCATCAAGAAGAAGAACAAGGTGTGGAAGATGACGCATATGCCGCATTGAACGAAGGCAAACCAAAGACCATAGTAACGGGTAAAATTATCGATACACCCGGCATGCAATACGGTATCGATTACGGCTTCGGTGACCGTCTGTCGGTAGAAGCCTTTGGGCAATCTATTGACTGCCACGTAGAACAAGTTGCGATGACCTATGACAGTGATAATGGTGAGCAATTTAGCATCAGGTTGCAAGGAGAGCGGCAATGAACGAATTGACGGCTATTGTCAACAAGATAAATCAGCTCGAAACAGAGATTGAACGCCTAAAACGCATTGAAACGCCTCATGGCACAAGCTTAAAATCTGTCGCAATCAAAGATGACGGCGCAATTGACTTCACTCCCCAGAATACTATCGGCTTTCTGTTCTTCAAACATGCCAGTCATTATGCGATTATCTCGTTTGACGCTTCGCCTATGCCGTTGTGCATTAAAGTATCCGCAAGTGCGCTTATTGATGTGGCAACTGTTGCATTGAGCGGCACAACTGGAACTGATGGTAGAATAACTATATCCGCTTCTAACGGCAAGTTGTACATTGAAAATCGCACTGGAGCAACTATTACAGGAAGGTATTTGACATTATGAGCAATAATAATCAACCGTATGGCGTAGACGTAAGCTCCTATCAGGGGCAAATTGACTTCAATAAACTTTTGCCAAAAATCAAGTTTCTCGCTGCGAGGGCAACGATTAGCTGGGGCTATCAGGATAAATGGTTTGAGCGAAATCGTATACTGAGCGGCGACTTGCCTTTCTTTGCATACCATGTTTTATATCCGGGCGAAAATGCAGACGCTCAGATGGATAATCTGTTGAGAGCTGCGCCTTTTGACGGCAAGATTCGCTATTGTATTGATAGTGAGCTCGCTCATGGCAACACGAAACTGGTAATCACGAACGCAATCAGGAACGTGTCGGAGAGGCTCAAAGCAGAAACTGGGCACTATCCGATTCAATATTCACGGGCGAGTTGGCTCGACCAGTATGTGAACATTTATGACCTGCCAGATATGGACTGGTGGTTAGCGCACTATCTGAACAATGTTCCGGGCAATCCTTATACACCCGAACACCCCGGACCGCCTGCGCTTCCAAAGGGAGTTAGTACTTGGCTCATCCACCAAACTGGCTCGCATGGCAACGGCTTGGAACACGGTGTTCCCGCAAGCGCAAACCAATTCATCGATCAGAACCGCTGGAACGGTACAGAGGCTGATTTGTTGGCGTATTTTGGGCTGGGAGAGGAAGTGCCAGAACCAGTAGAACCGCCAGTAGAAGTCCCACTGTTCAGAGCGAGAGTAACCGCAACCGCAAATTTGAGAGTGAGAAGCGGTCCGGGAACTGGCTATCCCGTCAGTGCTCCCTCACTGCCTTACAGAACAGTTGTAGAAGTATACGAAATAAGTAATGGCTGGTACAGGCATAACAAAGGCGGGTGGAGCGATAGTACTTGGCTTGAAAGAGTAGACGAAACGCCTGCGCCGCCAG